CTCTAATATAGCCACGTAAGAAGCTCTCTAACAACCCACCTGGGTTATAAGAAAGTTTCCTACTCTTAAAGCCTGAGATCTTATGAGTCTCCTTGTTAATTCTAATCAAGGCGGCGTTAGCTCGAAAAGCTCGATACTTGTATGAGCGATTCGAATCATAACGCTTTCTTGAAAGAAAACCAAGGGGCACTAAGATACCTGCATCTAAGTTTTCTGCCGGAGGAACAAATTCCCTCTTAACAGAAGACAAAAGATGTTGCACCGAAAAAGCGAGTGGAATTCCCGTTTTCGCGGTCCAGGCATTAAGGAGGTTGATAGCTATATAACGATCCTGCTGTGTAGCCAGTGACTTTATGAACACTGGACGCACATCATGGCCATAAAAATAGTCATGACCGCAAGACTCGCGAAAAGGACCTTCAACAAAGGTCTTAGCTGCATTTACCGTAAAGCCAAGTATCTTCAGGAGACGTAACACCTTGTCCGCGATTTCTTTCGGACAGATGATATCGTCACCAAAGACTGCTAAGGCATCTCGGTTCACGGGCTTGCCATTCACACGGCAAGCTGCGGCTAGAACGGCTCTGAAGATAATGGTTTCCAAAGGGAACGTAAAAGCATTTCCCATAGAAGAAACCATATCAAGTTCAACAGAGCGCCCATCTGGAAGCAAACATTTTGGAGATCTTAATAACTTCATTATATCGACCCAATATTTCGGGAAGAATTCTGATAGCATCTTGATCCCCACACTGTCGCTTGCAGAAGAGAGATCGATAGTGACAAAACTGTCACTTTTCGATCCCTCACGGGCAAGTTCACGGTTCTTGTCAGGCTGTAAAGAGAGATCTATTTTATAGAACTCATACAGACGAGACTCGAGTATGTGTTTGAACCCCATCTGAAAAAACATATTCAGAGAAGGTTCTACACATATTACACGTGAAACATCGTTCCTTTTCGGAACAAAGTGTAGGCGGTTGCTTTCAACGACACTGAACTCACCGTAATCAGCTACTCTGGCCTGTTCGGCACAGTCTGAAATAGGTGAACCCTTGGTGCCTTGCCTATATAGTTTATATAGGAACTCAGTCGTGGTGGTCAACTTAGAGCTAAAAAGCTTTGAATAATAATCAAAGCCATTAGCACCTAAAGAGGACCCAGGACCTGTTTTACCGTACCGATAAAGATCGGATACTGTATCGCAGATACTGTCGATGCCTGTCTTATACCAAAATCTGTAAATTTCATTACGAAATTCACCGATAAGGTACTCGTCGAGCATCGTGTCACTCTTAAGAACCCACTCCTTGCAAGCAAGATTAGCTTGCAGAAACTTTGATAGAGCTATGCTATCTGCATCAACGTTGACATCGTCAATATACTTTTTGAAGATGTTTTCAGTTAAAGCAGTAATAGCAAAAGCTTCTATCTTATTTCTAACGGGGTAGGACTTAATGTCGGAGTCAAAGCATGCTTTAAGTTGCCGGAAACATAATTTCACAGGAACCTCCAGGTCTATTAAACCGTTAGTTGTTCTGTTATAGTCTCACTACCTCATCTAAGTGCTTTTAAAAGAGCCCAGAAAATGTAGTAGTGAGTATTCAGAAGGTCAACCAACCACAACAGTAAGATTAAACTTGCTGAAGTAAGGACGGCGACCAAACTGAGAACTATAACAGTCATACGCCACTTCTTCCAGAATTTCTTCATGGAAGAAGCCTAGACCGTACCCGTAATTAAGGTATCGCCGATACCAGCACTTTGCTGGTTCAGTATACCAAAATGTAGGGAACAGGCCGCCCGAATGTCTTCCGGTTCAACCGAATCAGCTCCTGCTGGCACCTCAAAAGTTGTGGTGATCAGTAAGATCTGGGGCGATTGACCCGTAAGTGGAACCACACCTTTACGGGTGATGAGTTTCCACACATTTTGGGACGTACGAGTAAGAACACCGGTGACCGGATCCGGCTTTGCCACCAACTTAAAGGTAGCAGGCCGAACAAAGTTAACGGTGAACGGTTTTGACACTCCGCTTACATCGACACCAGTTTGCGTTCCGCCAAGTGCGGAAACCGCTTTCTGAGTACCGAGTGAGTTGGGTGCCAAGTCAGACACGAGAGTGTACGTCGGGGATGTTAGTCCCGTCTGTGCAGTTCCTGTGACCGGCGATGATGGCGAATATGCCATGAATAACTCCTATGTATGAGCGATTAAGCTCAGGGGTTAAAGCGTTTTAAGTCTAGCCAGGGCCGCTAAATTCAGCCAAGCCATGCTCCCCACACCAGGGACTCTTACATAGAAAGTCTGGTTAAGATTTCCTACAGAAGAGCTAGACCTACTAACGCTTGTTGATGTTAACTCAGTAGATCCCAGCGATCCTATCGAAGCTGATGCAACAGGGTAACTAAAAACGTTCGTCTTCAGCGACACACCTTGTTGAAGGTAAGTCGCCGATTTTCGAACAGTCTTAGCCACCCATGCTATATCAGCCTGAAGATAGGAGTACCCTTGGAGAATTTGACCAATATTGGTGAAATAATCCACGACAAACGAATAAGGAATAGCTTCCCATATAGCGGGGATAAAGTCTTGGGTAGAAAGACCCCAAGATTTAAAATCCCAACCAGAAGGTGGCTCAACCTTATACGCTCCACGGTAGATAACAATGACATTTGTCGTCCATCTTCTCGACTGAGTAAGAATGCACGACGGAGCAGTAAAGTCGTATGTGAAAGCGGAGTCATTAATCCCAGTAAGAGTCTCAACACCGTTTGCCTTAAACTTAACGGCACGCGGGTAAGATATCCTCTTGAGGTTTGTGAGCCCCGATTCCACATCACGAACATTCTGCAAAATGCCAAATTGAAACTCTAACCAGGAACCAGCTAAAGCACTTTGAAGGCCGGCCCTGCTTACCTTGTGCACGATCTTTTTAGAGCGTGCGTGGTAGGCAGTCAAGCCGTCTCTCATCGCTTTAAGTGGATGTCGAATACCACGTATTGTACTATCAAGTTCCGCGAGCCAAACCGCTCCTTGAAAAGAGGAGCGGCGTGCCATCACGTCTTGAAGTACTTTGCGTTTCGCTGCATTATCAGCAACAGTTGTGGAGAGAGTGAGTAAGTTGATTAAGCTACCAGACAAATCGGTTTCACCATATATTTTCTCATAGTTACGAGAACCTACAGGTGCATTCCAACTCACTGTGTAGCTAAGTGGGCGCTTCTTAACCTTAACCAATGTACCAGAGAAAGTCGAAGTCGCATCTTCGAGATTGGCTATTTTCTGACGGTATCCTGAGACACTTGTCCCAGAACGACCAACAGTAAATGCCGTAACTCGATTAGACGAAAACGAAGCTCTGATATCAGTGGGGGTCGCTTTGGTACCTAAAGTGGTATCGCAGCGTGAAAAGAAACGTAACACTCTCGACTCATTCATAATTCTCTCCTGCAAGGGTTGTCTCACTCCTGAGTATAAAAGTGAGAAGAAGGAGGGCGAGTCCAAAGG